GCCTGTTGGTAGTGCTGGGTGAGGCTCTTGCCGTCGATCTCATCCTGGTGACGCCACCCGCGCTGCTGCATTTCGCGCAGGGTCTCGGCAACATGCCGGGGGACCGTGTAGGTCTGCCCGTGATAGTAGGGCGTCCCGTTGATGTTGATGAACGGAGAGTGCGGGGCCAGGTCGAGCACGACCCGGACGATCTGGTCCTTTACGCCGTCGCCGGTCGTGAAGCCTTCTTCGCGTTCCAGCCGACGCTTCTCTTCCTCGATGAGGTGCGCCTTGGCCTTCTTCTTGCGCTGGGCTTCGATCTGAGCGCGAGCCTCTTCCCGAGCGAGAAGGACTTCCTCGTTCGACAGAACCGGATGCAGCCGCTCTTCCGGGTCTTCCGGCAGAGCGGCTGCAATCTCGTCTATGGTCTTCTGGCGGCGGGTGCGCGGCTTCTTGCTGTCGATCTCGGCAAGCTCGGCAACCGCCGGCTCGATCTCCGTGACCGTGGCCATCTCCTCGATGAACTCGGGGGGCAGGCCGTTGTTGGTGTCGTCCATGTCGGGGCTCCATGACATTGAAGCCCGAACATAGGCGAAACTCAGCTATGTGTCCACGGACCCGAAGCGATGGCGTATTTGGAGATCACGATCGGCCAGCCGGTCGTGCTATCCACAGCCACGTAGTCGCCGGGGTTCAGCTTGATCATGCCCTGCTGGTCGGGCATGTACAGCACCCCTTCCGGGGTGCAGTACGCGCCGCCGGCCTGGCCGTGTGCGTTGCTGAACTGGCTCTTGATCAGGTTGTTGATCGTAGCCACGTCCGCGATCGCCATGCCGCTGTTGTACCCCGGAAGGAACGGCAGGGCGGTGAGCGACGTGGTCGCGTGGGTTCCTGCGGTCTTCGTCGCCATCAGGCACCGCCAGTGGCAAACGCCTGAATGCGCGCCAGGTTAGCGGCGTTCTGAAGCTGCGTGGTCAGGTCGGTCGCGATAGCCGTAGCGGCCGTTGCAGCGTTGCCGCTGGAGAACCCGTTGGCACCGGGCACCTGGATCGGCACCGAGTTGAAGAACGTGATCGCTTGTGCGCCGGCCGGCGAGTTGACGACCTGAGCCGCGAGACCCATCGGGCCTTGACCGTCGCCAACCCAAACCACATCGGCCTGATACTTGATGAAATACGCCATGGTGAATTTCCCTTGAAAGAGGGGGCCGGTTTCCCGGCCCCTCAGTTATCAGCCGAAGGTAGAGGTGAAGGCGCTGACGCTTTCGATACGCGCAAAAAAGTTTTGATTTTCGATGAGCGTGCCGTAGAACGCCTTCCAGCCGATGATCCGCAGTTGGTTCAGCGGGTCGGACTTGTCGGCGTCCTTCAGGTAGGTGAACTTCGCGTTGTCAAGAACCACCTGACCATACGCACCGCGGCCGATCACGAAGGTCGGGTAGACAGTGAGGCCGGTCGCCGGAGCAGCCGGAGGAACCTGAGCGACCCCGGTGCCCGTGATGACCACGGTCTGGCCGGGCGCAAGCTGGGTGGCTTGGCCGACGTAAGGACCGGAGACCGGACCCGCGGCGGTGAGGCCCAGGTTGGCCGGAGAGGTCGTGGTGCCCACGTAGACGTTGAAGGTGAAGCCCACCAGAGCCGGCAGCACCACCGAGATCGAGCCGGTGGGGCCCGTCACGGAGATGGAACCGGAGACTTGATAGATCCGGCTTTCGTACTGGTTCTGCGTGTCGGATGCCGTCACGATGATGTAGTACGTGCCGGTGGCCAGCGAACCGGCGGTGCCGGCAGTGCCGTTGATCTGGGCAACGCCCGTGAACGACGGCACCATGTTGGTCTTGCAGAACCGGATGCCCGACCATTCGCCGGCCTCGTAGTTGTAGAGGCGGTTCAGATCCGAGTAGGTCCAGGCTTGCACGACCGTGGCGTTCTGACGGAAGTCGCCAACCACCAGCGTGTGGATGATGGCCGCATAGTGCGGCATCGCCCGGGGGTTCTCGGAAGCGCGCTTGCCGCCGGCATCGGCTTCGACCTTGGTATCGGTTTGCTCGTCACCCATGAAGCGCGGGGCGCCGAGGGTTTCCAGCGCCGCGTCGGTGCGGATGACCGTGGTGGAGTCGAGCACGTCGCCGGCCACCAGCGCACCGCGGGAGCCACGGCTGTTCACGTAGTTGACCTGAGTGCCGGCCATCAGCGCGATCATGGTGTTGCGCTCCAGCGTTTCCGCCAGTTGCAGGGCCACCAGTTCGGTAGCTTTCTTGAAGAGCGGATGCTTGATGGTCATTTCGGCCACGTCGGTGATCGTGACCTTGTCGCCCCATTGCAGGGCAACCGCGGTGACCTGGCTGATGGTCATCGTCTCACCGATCGGCGGAACGCCTTCGGAGATCGGAGCGAACGGCAGCGGCAGACGGTTATACCGGGTGGCAGTATAGGTCGTGCCCATGCCCTTGGGCAGGGTCAGAGGGTCGCCAAACTGATACGCGACCAGTTGCCGGCGAGCGAGAGGAAGGGTCTCGTCGGCAAGATAGTTCGAGATATCAGCAGCAAAGTTCGAAGAGCTATTGGTAGCCATGGGCTAGTCCCCGCTGGATGGCGGGGCGCCCGATTGCCCCCGCGTTAAAGTTCAAGATCCTTGAGCCGGTTGAACCGCTGGGAGCGGTCATCTCCCCGACCCGAGGAAGCCGATACGTCGCTGCGACCGGAAGCCGGTCGAGCAACTTGGCGAGCCCGATTCCCTGCAGCAGCCTGCGCAGCCTTGTTTCTGGCGCGAGGCGTTGCGGCG